CCTTCAGTACCACCTGTACCAAATGCTACCATAGTACCAAGAGTTTTAGCACCTTGACGCATTACAGGCATGGTCACTTCCCACGCTTTTAATAGCCCTGGGAAGGATCCAGCCTCTTCAAAAAATATAAGTTCCCCAGCTTTACCCCTCACTTTATCAGGAGCGTCTTTCAGCGATACGCCCATTATTTGACTTTTCATTCCAAGCTCTACGTCCGCTCCGTTTACATTTTTTTTATACCCAGACATTTTGATCATTTCTCTATCTCGTAATCTAGGTTGTGTCCATGCTGTATTATCATCTACAAAAGAAAGTATCTCCCAAGCTTTAGAAAGAAGACCATCCCCAATAAGATATTCTTTTTGTCCAGCAAATACAAAATTCTTACTATTTCTTACATGAAAATAATTACGAGCCAACATAGCTGCAGCTTTATAAGAATATCCTTTACGTCTAGCTTTTAGTACAACTAAATGTTTATCTTCTCGTCTTGCTTGATCTATAGCATTGAAGTATTTCCAATCTCCATCATAGAATGCTGGAAATGTTCTTTCACGTCTTGCTATAATTGTACCATCTGGAAGTTCCTCATCAACAGATCTGTCAATGGGACAATAGTTTAAATAGAAATAATGATTACCCGTTATTTTTAATTCATCAATTATGTATCCGTATAAACATCTTTTTTGCTCTTGATCCCAATACTCATAATAATCTTTAGTGCCAGGAAGTGCAGATGTATAGTATCCATGTTTAATGAATGTTAAAGCTGCGGGTCTGAGCCTATCTGTATTTTTGAGCATGGTTTTAGTTTTTGAAGTTCTGAGCATTTTTCATAATCTTCTAATTCCTCAAAGTGTTCTATTAAAAGATCTAATGTTGCTACATCTCTACCATCATGAGCTATTGGATCAAAGGGAAGATAGAAATTTGTAATCTCTTCTTTTTCTAATTCATAGTAAACATCATCTAATGTTTTTCTTTTAGTTACTAGGAGAAAAGCATTATCCATTGATTGATTATAATGAGCTAAATCTTCTAAAAATTTCATTTGATCATCGTTTTCCTCCGTCATATTCCACCGCATAGCCTTCTTTTATTAATTTATCATTTACACACACTTGAGTAATTGTGTCTTTACCAGCTAATTGACTAATATGTAGTTTTCCTATAACTCTACCATATTTACCAAGTTCAGTAGATTCTAATTCAAATTCATTTGCAGATCCTTCTAATAATTCTTTTAATCTTGCTTTAGATGCTAATCCTTGTTTCTTTTCAGCTAAATTTCTAGTTCGTGATTCTGGAGCATCTATTCCTGCTAATCTAATTCTTTTTTTAATTTTTACACTAAATCCTAAATCTATTTCAGCATCAATAGTGTCACCATCAATAACCTTAACCACTTTTGCGTTGTATCTGTACATTTTATTTATTTTTCCACACCTCAAATCCCAAATTAAAGAACATAAATCTATGTTCATTAAGATCAAAATTCATGTAGATTTCTAATACTGTTAAGAAACCCAATCTAAATGTGAATTCAAATATACTATTTTTTTTGAAATTATTCCAACAATTTATCCAATCTATTTTCATTTTTTTTATTTTAGTGACTATATTTATTAGTTATTACTCCTCCTCTATTTTGATTTGCTACTTGTTCTTCCTTCTTAACTAACTCTTCTAGTCTGGTTAATCCTTCTACTACTTTACCCATTTTTTCTAAATTATTTATTAAATCTTTAGCAGAAAATATAGGTTTTCCATTATCGTCCATTAAAGTTAAATCAACATCTTTAAAATATTTTTCTAACTTTGTTACAGATTCTCTAGCAGCTTTTAATAATTTAACTGCAGATGTTTCTGTTAATTCTTTATATTTATTACAAGCAGCATTTACTTTGCTACTTATTTTATATGTTTTTTTAAATACACTTTTACTAACTTCTTCAGATCTTCTATCTTCTTCATAAACAGAAAATGGAGATTTATGATCACACATATAATATACATATGCTAATTCTAATAAAGATATATTTTTAAATTCTGGAATAGTTAAAGTATATGCGGAAGGAATTACTTTATTATCACTTATTGTTAATAGCTCCATTTTTTTCTTTTATATGTTTTAATCTGTTTTTATTTACATGAAAATTCCCAAAATATGGAAGTCTTATAGAATCAAATTCTCCTTCAGCTATTATTTTGGATACAAATTTAAATTGATGATTTACAATTTTTTCTATAGTTTTTAAAGGTAAATTATATTTTGTAGCCAATTTATTTATTATTTTTTTTTCGTCCATATAATAGTGCTTTTCTAAAATGCTTAGTTACAGTATGAGAATATAAAACTTTTACCTTTTGATGTCTACCAGCATTTCTTATTAATCCAAGTACTAATTTCCATCCTGATTGAATACACCATTCCCCATTTAATTTGTGTAATCTAATTGGGGTTGCTGTTTCAGGATCATATTTTTGTTTTTTAAATTCTATATCTATTTCTTCAAGATTTAAATTTTTGATAACATGAGGATGTTTCTCAAAAAATATATCTCTAATCTTTTTTAAAGGTATTATCTTTATTACCTCTCGATCTGTTATCATCTTTTTTTGGTCTTGGTATTAATGGTTTAGAAGCTTTCTTTAAATCATCTGAAGTTAATCCTCTAGCTTGTACCCAATTTGTAAATTGTTTTCGCTTACCTTTCATATAAAGTCTTCGTTCTTTTGGAGTCATTAAATGAGGATTTTCCATCTTTTGTAATTTATCCAATTTTTCTTCATCTTCTTTTTTCAATTGCTCTATTGCTTTTTGATCTCTAATAGTTTTTGGATCTTTATAAACTGGTTCCCATCTACTGGGTTTATCTGGACATGTGGTTGTTTTCCATTTAGCTTTCATTTCTACTAAACATCCACATAGACCACATCTAGGTGTTGCTTCTTTTTTTAAATGAGGACATGCCATACATGTCTCTAATCTTTTAACATATTGTTGATTAGAAACATTTGGTGCTCCTTCTTTTATATATTTTGCAAGATCTTTGGCAAAATTCTTTGCCATTGAAAATACACTTGGCATTTTTCCTTTATTTGAACTCATATTCGTCTATTTCTATTTTTAATAAATTTCCATCCTTATCTTGTATAACATACATGGAATAAGGAAATTTGTGGAATTCTGATACAACATAATTATTATATAATTGTGATCTCAATTTGTTTAATTTGTGGATTTAATAATTTATTTACACTATAAGAACTTTTATTAAATACTAAAGCTCCTTTATCTTTTAGTTTTTTAATATAATTATTTAAATCGTTTGGATCCTCAAATCCTAATAGTTTTGCTACATCATTTTTATTTTTTTTACTACATAAATTTTTTCTTTTAGCAGTCATATTTACTTTTATAAATGCTGATACAACTTCTAATTCTTTATTAGTAAGATCAAAAATTCCATTCCAAATTTGGAGTCTTTTATAAATACTATTTGCTTTTATCTTTACCTTCATTTACTGTTAAATATATTACATATTTGTCTGGTCCAATTTCACATCTCATACCCCATGTATTAGTAACATCTTTACTTGCCCATTGGTTTAAACTTTCCTCAAAATCTTTTATTACATACATAAACTCTTCAAAATCGAATAATTCAAATATTTGTTGTTCCACTACTTTATTTTTTTATACCAATAATACCATTCCATAGAATCTTTATATTTGGTTGATATTATTTGTCTTTTTATAGCATATGTTAATGCTCTTTTTTTACTAAACAATCGTATAGTAAAGTATACCAATTTAGGCAACATTAAAGTTTACCCAATATATTATATTCTGGTACTATTATAAATTCTCCCTCATCTAAATGTAAGACACGAGCTTGTACTGTGGGATCTACCATTACAGTATCTCCTTTTTTACAGAATTTACATTCAGGACCTATTGCAACTACTTCTAATATATTTGTAGTTATAGCTCCTGCTGTCTTATCATCTAATAGAATTCCTGAATCTGTTACGTTCTTTGCTGGATTTGGGAGTAATATCCATTGTCCGTATGGTTGAAATGTTATTTTTGCCATTTTATTATAAATTAGTTCTATGCAAATATATAATAAAATTTTTTATAAAAACAAATTATTAAGAAGTTTTTCGTTTTTGGATATACCTCTCCCCTTGAGAATTAGTTTAACTTTGAATTTCTACTTACCGTATTTAGCCTTCGTGGGTACTTTTCCCTATAGTATTTTTTCCCACCTAAGTTTTATATCAAAGCAATTTGTGGAGTTATTGGGGACAACCATAATTAAATATGTAAACCCAACTTCTGACCCCATAACTACTTTCGCCCTCTGGGGTGATCTAAGACTCCGCTGCAAATATAATAAAATAATTTTAATTATTTACCTTGGCCCCTATATTTTTTTGTATAATTTTGAGCCCCCTTATTAAAAGATGTCTTTTTCTTAGCTATTCTTCCATGTTTTTTTCTAGGATTAGCTACAAAACTAAAAGTATTAAATTTTCTTGCCATTTTGCAATATTAGGAAATTCCCATAATATATGCAAATATCATAAGACAAATATATAAGATTTTGGAAATGTCTATTTTCATAATATTGCAATATACAGATCTAAGGTTAAATAAATGTTAATAAAAAATTAATTTTTAGTTAAAAAAAATTTTTAGGGTTTTAGTGAGAGCGTGGGGGTATTTATACAAACACCCCCCGATTACACAGTAATTTTAAGTACCCCGATTAGATTCTTCTAATCTAAAAGGTATTTAGTCTTACAATTAATAAATTAATTATAAATCCTTAAATCCTTATTAGATATGAAGAAGAAATCTAATCGTAACAACACTAAAATTAGTGTTAATCAATTTAACAAGATAAAAGAGTATATCTTATCAAATTTTCCTAATGTAACTGATGTCATACAAGATGACATACTCATTAGAGATATCAGAAAGAAATCTGATACTAATGGTACAGTCTCATTAGGTAATCAGTTAATGAAAGGTAACACCAAACAAGTTGGGGAACATTCCTTAACTGAAAAGTCGTTATCAAGTAAACCATCCACATTGTTTGGTTTCCTTTGGATAACTGACTTTGATTATTCTATCATAGAACAATATCGTAAAGATTATCCCATAGGGAAGAATCTTAAAGATATATGTTTCTATGTACTATCAGAAGATGATGAAGGAGAAGAACAATGTACTGTTCAGTTCTATTCATCATATACTGATTTAGTAGAATAAGAATGAATGAAATCT